TTCAATGATTGTCTCATTGTCTGCGGTAGTGAATCCAACAATTGAAATTGTGGTATCTTCTCCGTTATAAATCATTACGTTGTTCTCATACACCTTTAGTACACGGTTTGCATCTCTCCATACTGGGAGATAGTCTGCACCAGATCCGTTTGTCTGCAGGATTGACTTGTGGTTATAGAAGCCTGTTCCTGTATAGGTGTCAATGATTGACCTGGCAATGAGTTCCCACTTCTTGTATTCCGCAATTTCTGTAGCGGTTCCTGAAGTGGCTAAATCTGATGGGTTTACGTATGGACGAACAATGTCTAGGTTAGACTCAAAAATGATGTGTTCGTGCTCTGCGTCATAGAAGCGGATAAGAAAGCTTCTGTCGTACTGAACTTTTGTTAGTGGCAAGGTGTAGATTACAACGCCTGCGTCACTTGATGTAATGGTAGTTTCTTCAATTGAGTGGTCCACCAAATCCTCAACATAGACAATGTACGGATAGTTCGTATCTGGCAAAGTCCAGGTTGTTGTGATAGGATATGGTGGAACCCTCAAAATTTCCATTACTTGTTGTACTCCTTGGCAACTTCCTCTGGAGATACTAGGGTAACGTGGTTACGTGTAAGCCACTGATCAGCTTCAGCTTTGCTAACGATGTTAATTCCACGGCTAACCTTGCCAACACCCTGCCATGCAACGTTCTTTGTTGAACGGATAGCTACGGTGTCACCTGTGGTTGCTGGGATTACTGGCTTAGCTGGAGCCTTCTTTGCCTTAACAGTTGTTGATCCAATTGCACCATTCTCAACTGCAGCTAGAGCCTTAGATTCTTTGATCTCTTCCTCTACAACGATTGTGTTTTCTACTGGTGCTACTACTGGCTCTTCTACAACTACTGGAGCTTCTTCGACAACTGGTGCCTCTTCAACTACTGCAGGTGCTTCTACAACTTCAGCTTCTGGCTTTACGTCTTCATTAATTAGGTCTTCTGACATAATTCCTCCTGTGTTCTTATTAATTATAGCAGATATTAAAAAGAGGGCAGGAGCTAAGTTGCCCCTGCCCCCTCTTAAAGGTATACTGTTACAGATTAAGCATCTGCTGCAGCATCAGCGAACGCAATAGCGTCCTCTTCTTCCCACTGAATACCGAAACGTACGAATACGGTGTACTCAATGGTGTCCTTCTTTGGCTTGTACTCACGGTTAACGGTGATGTCACGCTGGAAACCCCAAATACGGTTCTGAGGGAATGTAAGGTCTACATAACCTGCAGGGTAGTAAGGAACTTCCTGAACATCTACGCCTAGAACACGAGTAGTACGTGCTCCACCGAAAGTCTGTCCAGCACCGTCTAGGTAAGCCTGGCGGTTAGCTGGGGTACCTGCAGGAGTTCCTGCGAATGCTTCAGCAATAGCGTCAGCAAGGGTACCGTTGTTCTTGATGATTCCCTGGAATGCGTCAGTACCAGCGTAGAACTTAAGGTTTGACTTAAGTGCACGGTACTTACGAGGCATAGCAAGAATAACCTTCTGCAATGTCTCGGTTGTCCAGTTGTCATTGGCTACAGTTACAACAGCTTCGTGAGCGTCGCCGTTGGTCTTAACCTTGTTTACGAATCCGTCCATGATACCAAGGAATGCACCGTCAGCACTGTTTCCAGTTCCGTTGATTGCAAGGTCTTCGATGTCATTTGCGAAAGCGTTGGTCATTAGACGAACCAAGTGGTCCTCTAGTGCACCGCCTTCAATACCGTCTTCGATAGCTTCAGCAGATACTTCCCAGTCAAGACGAATCTTCTTGGTTGTAAGCTCTACCTTTGTGAATGTCGCACCAGCGTTGGTGTAGTCACCGTTAGCCTGTACAGCTGCACGGATAACACGCTCTCCAACGTTAACCTTCTCAAGTTCCATGGTGTTTGCTCGCATAGTTACACGACGACCATCCTTGGCGAGAGTTGTTGCATCCCATACGTAGTCAATAAAACGACGTGCCTGTTCTGGGCGTAGAATACCACTACCTGCATCACCTGAAGGGTTGATAGCGTTTGGACCAGTGGTTACACCAAAGTTTGCAGTAGGAATGTTTCCGAGAGCACCTGCGTTACCGTAGTTACCTGGAACATTGTTGCCTGCTGCTGAACCTGATGCGAATGCACCTTCTCCATTGTATAGTCCAGAATCAGCTCCTGCTGCATCTGGGTTGTTCTTAATAATTTCTTCCGACATATTGTCACCTCCTAGTGATGTTTGTTTATTTGAATAAATCGGCAGTTTTGAGGAAACGTCCGCCCCATAGGGATTTTTCAACCAATTCTGGTTGTTCCTGCACGATCTCGCCTAGATCGCCAGACTTGCGGAAAGCAGTGTCAGCTTCAACAGCGTCCACTCTCTTTCCAAACTCATCAAAGTTGCTCTTTGCACTTGCTACTTCGTTCTTTACAGAAGCGATTTCGCTTGCGGCGGTGCTTAGAGACTTGCTTAGTTCTGCAATTTGCTCAGCTTGTGCTTGAACAACTGCAGTTAGATCGCTAAAGGCTTTGGTAACAACATCCTTGACATCTGCAATTACAGAGTCGATGTCGTCTGACTTAGATGTAACTTCCTCAGCATCGTCAGACTTCTTGGTCTCTTCCTTGTCATCCTCTTCACCAGACATATCGTCTGCTTCTTCAGGAACGGTTGATCCAGGCTTGTCATCTTCGTCAGCGTCATCTGACTTTTCTACTGATGCGTCAACTGCTACATCTGCCTCTGGAGCGACCTGTGCTTCTTCAACTGCAGGAGCATCTACAACAGCCTCTTCAGCCACTGCATCTACTGCTACATCATTTGTTGTTTCAGTCATAGGACTTACCTCCTTGTTAATCTTAGTATTAATGCCTTTAGCACTGTCAACTAAGAACTTTATCATATCTGATTTCTCAGTATCCGTCTTCTCAACGAAACCTATATTTGTCATTGGCATACCTGAAATAGGGCTCTGCTCAACTTCATTTTCTGAGATGGTAACGATACCGTTGTCCTTGTCCCAGAATACATTTTCAATTACTGTTTCAGCTAGGTCTCCCTTGACCATGTCTACTCCGTCTACCTTCTCAATTGATAGAACGTTTGCAAACTGATTTGCTGGGCTGTCAACTAGTGATAGCTCTACTAGATCATATTCTTTAATAATACGGATCTGCTTGTTTACTGTCTCATCAAATGCGTCGTCATACTTCTTCATTCTGCCGCCAATTGAGAAACCTGAAAGGGTACCATCTAGTACTTTCTCCCAAGTGTCCTGTGCACCCTTTGATACATACGCTGAAACGTAAACACCACTATAGAACTTCTTTGTCTCAGGGTCAAAATACTTGTCTTCCTTGAAAGCTACCATCTTACCAACTGAGATTGGCTGGTGCATTTCACGGATGTTACCACGGAACTTTGAGAAAGCCTTCATAGATGCTTCTGCTGTAACAACGTCTGCCTGACGGTCTACGTTATCAAGTGTAGCAAATCCAGAAACGATGCGACGTTCCTGGTCAACTTTGTTGAACGGCATTGAGAGGCGAACGTTGTCACCCTCAGTATCCCATTGAGCCTTTGATATAGTCATACTATTACCATTATAGAGCATATTTTACACAATTGTTACAAAAATAGGTATTTTTGAAAAATTAGTTAGAAGCTCTTCCTTCACCTTTTGGATTTCGTCCAGCAACTGTTGCGGTTGAGTCTGATGAGTTGTTGGCTCTCTCAGCGTCTCTCTCCTTGTTGCCTGCCATGTTTCCCTTGGCATCTGCAGCCTGACGTGGGCTTAGCTCTAGCGGCTCATCCCCACCTTCCATCTGCGGTAGGCCAAGAATGTTTCTGGCCTCGTTAGGAACCATGATCTTGTTCTTAACGTAACGCTCAAGAATCTGTGACTGAGCAATCTCATCTGTAAGGGTAAGCTCATTGAACTTGAAATCAAGAATCTCTGTCTTTTCCTTAATGATCTTGCTGATAGCCTTCTCAAGGTTTGTCTGTGCTGGTCTCGCTACCTGCTCTTTGAAAGTGCGATCCTGGGCTAGGGCTGCAGCAATAGCTGCTGAGTCCCCTCCACCAATCTTTGATAGCGGAACCTGGTGAGCAACAAGAATGTCGTCACGGTTGCGGATGCGGTATTCATTGAATGATGCCTCCTGTGTTCCAGTCTCTACAGCTTCCATCTTAAACTCAACCTTATTGGTATCTGAGTCTCCAGGAAGCGGAATGTATAGGGTTCTGTGGTTCTGTCCCTTTAGGCTGGTCTGTAGGAAGCGGAACATCTTGTCTTCTGCTTCTTCAGAAAGCTTTGCACCCTTAAGTGTAACAATGTAGCGAGGTACACCCTTGTTGGTAAAGTAGTCAATGTTGTACTGTGAAGCTAGCTGGTCTCCGTGTAGTGCAGAGATTGCTGACATAATGTCTGGTACTCCATAGAAAGTGTTTAGTGGAGAGTATTCCTTGTAGTGGATAATCTCATTTGGACGTGGGTCAGTAGTTAGTGGGTTTGGGTTCTTTGCACCAAAGTTACGGAAGTAGACAACCTTCTGACCAATAATCTGGACATATCCATCACGTAGTCTGCGTACACGCATAGTTGTTGCAGGGATGTGACCAATGTAGCCAATCTCACCCTTTACAGTTCTACCGATTTCTAGGTATCCGTTTCCAGTTGCCTGAACATCTGTGTAGAACTTCATAAGTGTGTTTGTAAGTGACTCGTCAGCGTTTAGGTTTTCTAGCCAGTCACGCATTTCGATCTTTGCACGTTCAATTCGCTTCTGAGCCTTTTGCTTGGCTGTCTCGTTTTCCTGTGACTCTAGTGCCATAAGTGTACGCTTTGAAACCTCAAAGTCGTATCCAAGGCCAACGATGTTCTCAACCTTAGCGTCAATAGCTGCGTGGTTGGCGAATGATGTGTCGTAGTAGTTTGCTAGTTCGTATAAATTCCATGGTGGTGTAATTACATCAAAGATGCCGTATCCGTTGCGGAACACCTTACCTGGGTTAATCTCTTTTGAGTATGCCCCATCGACACCACGGTTGACTGCCAAGGCACTGTCCTGGTATCCTTCGCTTGTTGTGTCAATATTATTTCCACTAACGATGAAGTCATTCTTTGACATTCTGTCTGAGCGACGCTTAAAGTTCTTATCTAGACCATTAAAGATCTTAAGGTCATCCCATGACTTTGCGAATGGATCCTGCTTGGCAAACTCGTTTACTTCTTGCTCTAGATCTGGGAGACCAATGTCTCTAATGTAGTAATCGTTTTCTGACATATTATTCATCACCGTACATTGCGAGAGTTTGCTTTGCAGCCATTACTGCACCAAGGTCGTTTAGGTTTGGAATAAGACCCTGCTTCATACGATCAATCTGCTCGCTATACTCTTCGTCAGAGATTCTTTCTACCCCTGGCATAAACTCGTATGATCCATCTTCTTGGCCAAGTTCCTTGGCTGCTTGCTGTAGCTTGTGAATCTGAAGTGCGTCACCCCTATGGGACGGAATATTCAAAACTGAACCTCTGCCATCTGTGAAAGGCTTGCCGTTAGCCTTTTTCCAGAAATAGATTCCCCAATCGTACTGTTTGTCAAGGATTGTGATCTTTGACTCACCAATTTGACCAGGGACGCTAAATTTTTCAGTATTCATAACCACTAGTATACCATATTAAACGGCAACTAGTATAGATGACTTCCAATTAATATCGTTATATACCTTATAAGAGTAGTTGTTGAACCTTAACTTATTATCGTCGCCAACAATGATCTTGTTTGTTCCTGTGTATAGCTGATAAACAATTCTTGGATCAAATAGGTATGTCTTAAGGGTTGGGATGTACAGAATGTTTTCCCAAGTCTTAGGGCCATACTCAGAACCATCTAGGAAGTCTTCCCAGAATGTTAAATCAGAACTTGGCTTATCTATCATTGTACGTACCTGTGACCATGTTCTAAGGATGGATGTGATTGAGTCCTGGCTAGATGTTAGT